TATAGGTCGTGTTATGAAAGTTAAATGGCACGACCTTCTTTTGAAACCAATAAATTTATGGAGTTTACCTATGTCTAGCAACCCTGTAACTGGAGATAGTCTGGTAAGTAAGATTGGCAGCAAAGAACAAAAAGAAAAGTTTGATGAAGGATTTGACCGTATCTTTCGTAAGAAAGACCCAATATGTAATGTGTGTGGCAAGACTTTAAGCACTACGAAAGAATGTGCTTGGACTGGTTGCCAGCTTAACTGGGATGAAGACCGTATAGACAATATCTCCCAAAATGGGAACGATGGTCTGCACTACGATGACGTTTAACGTGAAGCGTTAAAAACATGACTAAAGCATTCTTTAAACGTGGCAAGCAAATAGCTAAATGGGCAGACAAACAAGGAGAAACTAATATGCCGTGCCAAGGTGACTGTAATCAAGGAAGGTCGTGCAACTGTGGGAGTAATAAAGCAGATAGAGCCGTAGTAATTGTAGTAACGTTACTACTTGTCGCTGTAGTTTCTATGGGATTTGGAGTTTATAAACTAATGCATGGAACTAAAGGACAAGATTGCGCTGTAAATGTAAAATTTAAAGACTCGTCTGCTACTTATATTGGAACTAGCGTATGACTAAAGACGAAGCATTAAAGATGCGAGCAGAGCAAGATGAGCAATGGGAAAAATTAGTTAATCGCAAATGGCAAGGATTAACGGATGAGGAGATACAAGCAATTCGCATAAAAACATTTGATGCAGTTGCAACAAATTATGAAACATACCGTGCTATTGAACAAGCATTAAAGGATAAGAATTCAGTTTAGTCGCTACTATATTGCAAAGTGGTTCAATAAAGTCGCATATATCACTTTTTTGCGTTTAATTCGTACGAGATAAAAAAGTTTGTGTTGAATAAATGGTTTAAAATTACACACAAGTCTACACTATTAGTTTAGTTTTGAACTAAAACCTGTTACTTATAGGCAACATAACTGACAAAATGTAAAGTATGCTTTACATAAGGAGAAACACATGAAGATAGAATTGATAGGCGATATAAAAGACCATCCAGACGGTAGCGGTATTGCAGAGTTAGACATAGACGAAGAAGGTAAGATGTACTTGATGCAGCTAGGCTTTGAAGTTTTGCTTATGCGAGGCATTGAGGCAATGAAAGAAAAGTATGCTGATATACCGACCTTATAAACTGCCTACTGGTAAACCTAACTTTGATGGTCGCATGAGGCGATTTAAATCGTTTAGCAGTAAAAGTAGAGCATTAATTAATTACATTAAAAGAAGGCGAAAATGTACACGTTAGACTACATCTTGTGTTACAAAGAGGCTTTTATACTAGGTATTGTGGTAGGGTTAATTATATCTACATACTATTCTAAATATGTATATAATAAACAAAAACATAGGAATAAATATGGTAACTCCAATAGATGATAAGTTAGCCCAGTACGCTACTAACCGACAATGGGAATACTACTCAAAGTCTTGTGAGCTAGGTTCTAATCGTGCAGCAGCCAAGTTTTTTGGTGTAACTGCTACGGTAGTTGATGTGTCTGTTCGTGGCTTAAAAGCTAAAGCAGCACTAGCCGGATACTCGCCTAACCACGATATGACTAGAGTAGCACCAGAGCCGTTTATAGTTCGTGGTGTGTCTACCTACTACAATGCTGAAGGTAAAGCTAGCGGGCAATGGGTTAAGACTAGGGTAGACGATAGCAAGCTAGAAGAGATAGTGCGTAACTTTGTTGCAGAGCTGGCAGAAGACATTAAAGGTCTAGCACCAATTATCCCACCACCGGCAATTAGCTCTGACAATATTCTTACAGTCATTCCTATGGGTGACCCTCATTTTGGCTTGTACGCATGGCATCAAGATGCTGGCGATGACTTTGACTTGGACATTGCAGAGCGTTTAACCTGTAGCGCAATAGACAGGCTCATAGCAAGCTCCCCTAACTCACACACGGCATTATTGTTAAACCTTGGCGATATGTTCCATGCCGATAACCAAAAGAATATTACCGCCTCCGGTCACCAGCTAGACGTTGATGGTCGCTGGGCAAAGGTGCAGCAGGTTGGTCTACGTGCGATTATTTATTGCCTAAAACGATTACTAGAGAAGCACCAAAAGGTAGTCTTCCGTATCAACAAAGGTAACCATGATGGGCATTCATCTTATGCACTAGCATTGATGATTAGCTGTTACTTTCATAACGAGCCACGAATGGAAGTTGACCTATCACCGGCAGTATGTTGGTACTACACGTTTGGTAAGGTCTTAATTGGCTCTACGCATGGTGATACAGTTAAGGGTAAAGATATGCTGTCTATCATGGCAGCAGACAAGTCAGAGGACTGGGGAAGGTCTAAGTTTAGGTATTGGTATGTTGGTCACGTACACCACAAGGATGTAAAAGAGTACCACGGTGGTATCGTAGAATACTTTAGGACATTAGCAGCTAGAGATGCTTGGCATCAAGGGCAAGGCTACCGTGCTGGTCGTGATATGTGTTCAATCATATTGCACAAAGAGTACGGTGAGATAGAGCGACATACCTGCGACATTGGAATGATTACCGATTAATTACTTAGTTTTCTTTTCTTTCTTTGGTTTTTCTTGCATATTATTATATGTATTTAATCCAAGTAAACCTCCTACTGCTAATGGAGCTACACCAGCTAATATGTCTGCCTCATTGCGTCTAAATGGGTCAAAGGCTGCAAATCTTGAGCGAATAAGAGATGGGTCAAAAATTGCAAGAGTTGAGTTTGGCTGTGAAGCAGATTCACGCAACATCATAGAATCATATCCACGATTCTTTAAAGCCTCTACTGCTTTTGGTGTTTCATATACAATATAATCGCCACTTTTAAACATATTTAAAACATTACCATTAGGCGTTTCATTAGGAAATGTTGATTTTATATAATCACTCATTACTTCATAATCTGTTGATGGATTGAAAGTATTTTTAACCCTAGATTTTAATGGAAGAATATTTCCATGAATACTACTATCCATTTTTGATAAACCAGCTTTTTTTAACTCTTCTTGAGCCAATGCAAGTCGCATATCATATTCTTTTTTAAATGCTTCTCCCTCTAAATTATTAAGCGTATTAGGATTCATAATTTTTTCTCTAATCGCTTTATATTCTTGATATGCTTGTTCTCTTTCTTTTTCAGCAACATCACCTGTTCGTTTTTGTTTTGCGCCTTTGCCAATCCAATCTGATGCAAATTGTGGATTAGGTGTTGTAAATGTTAAGTTGTCTGAATAAACAGGATTAAACCCACCTATTATATTTTGGTTTGTTCCATGATAAACATCTGTATCAAATCCCATAGCTTTAGCTCTATCCATAGCAGTATTACTTGCTGGCAATCCTAAACCGCCTTTTGCTATTGGTAATGCTGCTCTTTGTTGAGCTAAATCATGCGCTAATTCAAACTCTGTTTTTGCTGATTTTCCTACATTTTTAATAGAAGCACCCATGCTAGGAACAAATGGTAATAAACCTAAACTGTTTAGTGCAGCACTACCATAATTACCTTTAGATACGTCTTGTGCAGCCAATAGACCAGATGCAACATCACCTACAGGATTTGGCACGGTAGAAACGACATCAAGTAAACTTGGGTCTTTTGGCTCTTGCAAGCGGAATTTCTGCTTATCTGTTAAATTTTTATCCCACCAATTTGCCATAACTTATCCTTGTTTATTAAATAATGCTGCTTCGTCTTTACGTCTATTGTCCAATCCTTTTAAGACCTTGCCACCAGCTTTGTTATACTTGAGTAGACTTTGTATAGCCGTGATTTTATCCCCACGCAAAAGCGCCTGACGGAGGGTTGAGCGCTGAAATGTACCAAGACCAAGATTAAAGCAGAAACTAAGAATAGCATCGTATTCATTCTGTGAAAGTCGTATAGGTAAATAACGGGCAAGCCCTCGTTCAAATCGTGCGACATCCTTAGCCAGTAACTTGTCAACTTCTTCCTCACTCCATCTACGGTTGTCTTCAGGCTTTAAAGGGTACGCTTTACGAGTAGCCATACCTTCTATACTTGATGGTATTTTAGCCTGTTCTGGATATAAAACACTACCAACACCAATAGTCCAGAGTTTAGCCGGACATTGGTATGGTTTGTATCTAACACCTTCATGGTGCTTCAACATTTTAATTAGTTCTTTACTTGCCTTCACGATGCTTTTCCCATTGACGAGAACCAAAGTAGAAGCCAATTATACTGGACACTATAGCCATTTCGTCATCAGAGAATACTAATCCCATAGCAGTTGTAAATTCTACACCAGTATAAATAGCCCAGCCAAGACCTACTATGTCTACGAGAACTAACAAGCCAACAAAAGTAAATGCAATGTATGGTCGTACTCTAGCGTTTAAATCAACCGTTGACTGCGATGCCTTGTCCATGATTTTCATGTCGTGAGCATAAAGAGCCTCACGTTCTTGCGTATAAGTCTGCACTTCAATTTGGTCTAACTTAATAGCTTCAATCTTTTCTTGTGATGCAAAGCCAGCAGCAGCCATAGCAGCTTCACGTTCTGTCTGCAAACGAGCCATATTCATTTCATGCTTTTGGTCACCTTTCTGTTGAAAGAAACCTAATAAACTTGGTAAGGCAGAAGAACCGATGCCTAATAGACCTGATATGATTGATAACATAATTTTTCCTTAATTGCCTAACGGATTTGATGTAGCACGTTTAAGTGCTTTAAGTTGTGATTCTATGCCTTCACGGGTAGCTTTCATCTCTTCACGCACACCTAGTAAAGATGCTGAAGTTTCACGCACGTTGCCGTTAGTGATAGCCTTGGCTTCGTTAGCAGTACCGATAGCGTTAGATACCTTCTCTTGCATGGACACTAGCTGATTAGATGTAGTCACCATAGAATCTTTAACTACATTGACTGATGCTTGTTGTGCAGACAATTGAACCTTTAACGCATTCACTTCTGCTCGTAGTTCTGCATCGTCATAAGGCTTGGCTGCCTCAATCGCTTCAGTCGCAGCTATAACACGATTGTAAGTCGTTATCCCTACGTAGGCTGTTCCACCTATCGCTGGCAAGATTATTGAAAGCGTCAGAAATATTGCTTTCGGTGATAAGTTGGAGTAAGACTCCTTGATTTCCTCTAAGCTCATACGGTAACTCCTGCTGGTATGCCAATGCATCGTTCAATTGAATCTCCTGAGTTTGCATCGGCTTGTTTAAAATCTCTAGGCTCATTACTAGCCCAAACCCTTGTACTAACGTCTTCCCTGCCGGCACTTGTACTGGCGAGGTATTCTGCGTATTCCCTGTTGAGGATGTCGTTGGCGCACTCACGGCTGGTTGTGATGGTTGTGTACTTGTGCTTCCTGACGAGGCTGTTGGCGGTGGTGCTGCCGGAGCTGCCTCTGCCTTTGGAGCTTCCGGTGGTGGAGCTTCTGCTGGAGGTGGTGCTTCCGGTGGCGGTGGCTCTGGTGGTTGCTCTGCTGGAGGCTCTGGCGCAGGTGGTGGCGGTGCTGGTAGACTCAACGGACTCGCTGGGTTTACCGGACTGTTCATGTTTGTTGGATTTGTTTGACTCTTTACGCAATTGTCTTGTGACTGAGTCCAATCGCTCCATAGCGGTTCGCTGTATGGTGTGGAGCAGACAGAAGTTCTGTTTTCTGTTATTGAGCCAATGAAGCCATCTTGACATGAAAGAGTCCTAATTTGAGTTGATGTTGAACAGGTTGCTGGGTTTGGTGTGCATGAATTTGACACCGTTGTCCATATGCCTTCCGTTGGTTGTCCATACGGGTCTGAGCAAGTATTGGTCTTTGTTTGCTGTATTGAGCCAGAGAAGTTTTGTGGGCATACTAAATTCTGACTTTCAACAGTTGTTTGACACGTTGGAGGAGCTGGCTGACACGACCTTGAGATTTCAAACCACCCTGAGTCAATAGGGCTGCCGTATGGGTC